GTCAACAATTCCGATAAGCGAAAACATCCGCCCATTGATTGTGATGTCTATGTTCCCTGAGCCGGTGATTTTCATGTACGGTTTTGCTGTGTGTGTACCTATATTTGTTATTGTTCCCGGTGCACCTATAGGCATAGGTGTATCTCCGGAATCCAAGAAAAAGAACCCAGGATTGATTTTGAACACAACCCTCATTTTGTCCTTTACCTTTACGATTTCCTCATATTCTAACCCGCTGATCACGCTTGCCTTGAAGTATCCACCGGGGTCCTTAAATGTCCTTAACTTTCCGTAACCAACAAGCCATGCATTGATAAGGCTTATACGTTCCTGGTCTGGGATAAAGAACTCCATTGGTCTCTCATAAGGATTGTATTTTCCAGTGTGCTCTGTAGGTTCATAGTCACTGCAAGGGACTGGGTAGACATTGGTCTGTTCTTGAGCTCTCTGTCTTCTACCCGGGTCAAGCGTAACAAGTCCAAAATCTTCACTGCTATTATTTTTAAAGTCTACCCTATACAATACCTACACCCCCTAATCTTTGTTGAGTTCTAAAATCCATTTCATCACTTACCACACCCACAAGAGTTCCTGTATCCAGGACCATCTGCATGTTTGCGATTTGAGGTAAATATTTTTCGAGAATGCTTGCTGACCATGCCAGGAGATCCTCAAGTCTTTTCTGATTGTCTTTTTCTTGCGTCCTTATTCCTGAGTCAAGCGATGCTTTTAGTCCAGCCATCGCACTAGATGCGGATGCGGTAGCATTAAATGCCAGTTCTGATTCAAATGACTTTGTGGTAAGAGCGCCGATATCATTCATTGCGCTGATAACTGGCTTAGTATTATCTGCAATACCGTTCGCCAGACCTGCGTCAAGTTGCTCGCCCATGTCGGCGAAAACCGTTGAAGGTGAGTGAATACCGAAAAAATTCTTTACGCTGTCAACTATTTTCTTGGCTGCCTCTTTTGCTTTTTTAACAATTCCACCAACTGCTCCACTGATACCTTCGCCTAGTCCTTCAAGTAATCGCCTACCGATTTCCTTGAAACCTGCTATACCGTTCTTAAGTGCTGTTACCAGCGATGTGATAATCTGTGGCATTGCTTTGACCAGTGAAGATATAATTGCCGGTAAGTTTGTGATAAGAGCAGTAAATAATGAGACACCAGCACCGACAAGGATATCTATGTTATTAAGCAACGCATTTACAACACTATCAATTATTTTAGGCATTGCGCTTGCAAGTGTAACTAGAATTTTTGGCAGATTTTCGACTAAGGCTGTTAATAGCTCAACTCCAGCTGAAATGATGTATGGTAAGTTAGCCAATAATGCATTAATAAGATTGTCTATAATCACTGGCATAGCTTCCATCAGCGTGGAAATGATCGAAGGTAACGCCTCAATAAGTGATACAAGTAAGTCGACACCCGTCTGCACAATATATGGAATCCTATCCAGCAGTGCAGTGATAAGGTTATCAATTATCTCCGGAACTTTTTCCAGTAAAATCGGAATTGCATCCATAAGGCCTTGAGCAAGTCCGATTATTAATTCCATACCACCTTCTAGTAACATCGGAATATTGGCAATTAGTGTATCCACAATGGCAAGTATCGCCTGTAAAGCCATAGGAATCAATATGGGTAAAGCCTGTCCAATTCCATTGGCAATTTCAATGATTGCTTGTACTCCGGCTCCAATAAGCTCCGGACCTGTCTCACTGATAAGAGTCACAATCATGGTAGGTAATTCTTTCACGATATTACTGACCATTGGAATTAGATTTTGAGCGAAAGTCACCACTGAATCCCCGAGGTTTTGAAGTGCTGGGCCTAAGCCTTCTCCAGTGGATAAAGCCCCCAGCATATCCTGAAAAGATGATTTCATAGCACCCAAGGATCCACTGAATGTTTCCGAGGATTCTTTTGCAAAGTTACCTGCATATTGGCTGGTCCTATCCATAAACATCTTCATTGCCATCTCTGATTTTTCAGCTTGTGAAGCTGTGTTCCAGTCAAAGTTGATTCCTTTTTCAAGGGCATATGCGTCAAGTGAAGTGGCATTCATCGACACACCCAAGTTATCCATCATCGTGAAGTTGCCCTTAGCGGCTCCTGCGATAGATTCCATGGCCATGGATGTATCTACTCCCATTACGGAAGCAACATCTGCAGCTCTTTGCATGGCTGTGCTTGTCATGTCCAGAGATTGCTTTTGACTTAACCCGGACCCCTGGAACAATGACCCCATCTTACTGGCTGTTCCCATATAATCAGATGCGGACATACCCATATTTTTATAAGCATCCTGTGCGCTTGTTTTGATGTTATTTGCAAAATCTCCGAATACTGCTTCAGTTCCGCCTAAATTCTGCTGTAGTTCTCCACCTGCATTTAAGGCGCTGGAAATTAATTTCCCTATTCCTGCAGCAACGACTATTTTCCATGTGGTCGACATTAAGCTTCCACCTAAACTTTTTCCGGCACGGTCACCGGCAGTAGCGGCTTCGCCGCTTAGGGTTTTTTCAATATTCTTACCTATTCCCTTTGCGGATGGCATGATTTGCACATACGCCTGGCCTAGTTCAGTTGCCATTTAATTCACCTCCTGTGAGGTTTGATTTAATAGTTTTTCTCTTGCTTTTACAAAGTCCTCGCCTGATTCATAAGTGACTGCATTAGATTCTTTTGGATTAAGCGCATCGATTATCGGTTTCGGCCTGTTACGGCCCTTCTCGCCGTCTTTTGTTTGGAACCAGACTAGAAGGCTTAACCTATCAATAACTCCAGCCATAAGCATGATTTCAGTGGATGCCTGGGCTCCTGTCATTTGCATTTTTATCCTAGAGTTATCTCTTAGGCCTACAGCTAAAGAGGCCACCATTATTAATGGCAGCCTCTTATAATCGTAGATATGATAGGTTTCTGCAAAGTCGCATGTAAGCGCTTCTTCATCCCTTTTTAGCATTCTGGCGAGGATTAAGAGTTTTTTATTTTTTTGCTCCTGAAAATCTCCATTACTTCCTGGCTGATCTTGTCGAGCGGTGCTCTTCCATCTTCGCCTCTAACATGACTTATCAGGTTATTTTTCTGTTTTTCCCCTAAAAGCTTTTTCACTAATTGAGGGAGAAGAAGAGGATTGCCATCCACTTCAGAGATGAGCTCAAACAACTCATAGTCATTGAGCGTCTCATCTTCAATTTCATATCTGAATCCAGACTCTGTAGTACCTTTTAACATCTTCTAGCCTCCTATGCTACGATTTTGGGGTCGGTAATATATTCATAGTGAGTGTTGCCTGTTGAATCCGGAAGTGCTGCGATTGTGGTTTCATAGCCGATGACATCGGCATCCACATAGCTGATCTCTCCGATTTCGGAAATCTTTCCATTAGGAATGACAATCCTCTTGAGCAGTCCGCCCTTCAGGATCATGTCAACAACCAGGATGTGCGCCTCGAGTTCCTTGGAGTTCGCAGTGATCTTGATTCCTGCAACTGTTGCCAGAGTCCCTGTGACATTAGCAGCACCGTAAACTTCCTTCAGGACTTCTACGTTTGTCGCCTCGATGAGCGTGTACTTGAATGTGTCTGCCTTTTCAGTCTGTGCAACCAGAACGATATCTCCACCCCAGGCTTTTACAGTCTCAGATTCTGGAGAGTTTTCGTTGGTTAGGCCATCCTCGCTGATATAGCCAAGACTCTTGTAGGTAACTGCGAGTGCGGTTTTGGCATCAGTGGGCAGTACTGTTCCAGCAGGTGCAGTAAAGACTGCTCCACCTATTTTTGGTTTGCCATAAGATACGTTTTTTTCTTCCATGATGTTCCTCCTTAATAATGTTTAATGTCGTAAACCGCCTGATAGCGGTATTTTTTAGTTACAGTATCGGTAAAGTTATAGTCGCTGTTCAGTTTCACAGATCCGATTTCATCGAGAGTGATCAGGCTATCTACAGCGTCTTTCGCTTTTCCATTTAGCACTGCAGCCTCATACAGGCTTTCAGCGTAGCTTTGAAAAGCAAAACTGGAAGATAGGAGTCCGTTAGAGCGCCCACTTCCAGTCTTTTCAAAGAGTATATATCGATTTGGTGTTATTGCTGGCTTTTCTAAAAAGACGGGCTCCGTCAATTGAGCGTTCAAATAAGTTAAGATTAATGCCTCTATCATCAGCGCACCGCCTTTAAGATTGTATTATTTTCTGAGTTTTCCTGTTTAGCCTTAGGCGTTTCTGCCCATACCATGGCATTGGCTCGGTTTTTACCTACTCGAATATCCTGGCCAAATCCATCTCCGCATCGGTTTCTTATACCTGCAGCCTTTTGTGTTAATATTGATTGCATTTCTGGCGACTTCATGAGTTCTTTGACTCCTGCTCGGTTAAGCTTAAATTCGAATTTACTCATAGCGTTCCACCATGACCTTTTTATTCCATGATAGCGGAATCAGTTCCTTGATTCCTTCGATAGGGATACCGAACACGCGCCACCGTTGCCCGAAGAAGCGCACTTCCTGGTTATCCCAGGTATTTGTGTCCTCTTTAGGAATGGCCATCGTATAGACCGCTTTACGGCCTGTCAGACTCAATGTATTTACAATGTCATCACTTAGAGTGGGGGAGACAAGTACATTTTCGACGGGTATTTCAACTTCAGCGTATAGAGGGTTTCCAAATGGGTCCTTGCTGGTCTCCTGTTTCGAAATAAGTGTAATTGTGATTCCTTTGATTTTAGGCATAGAAATCAATCACCCCGTATCGTTGCCTTTTAAGGCCAAGCCTTGCAAGTTCTGTGTTTTTGATGAATAGTCCACCGCCAGGGACCAGGAAGGTCGCGGATTGGCTATAGCCAAGCGCGGATTCTGTGCTCTGGATCATGGGCTCTTGATCGGTAGCAGTCATTAGCGTTCTTCCTATCACATCAACAACTACGGACTTCAGTACATTCGCATAGGCAGTGTCTAGAGCAAGTACATCTAGATCTTTTCCCACGCGCCTTGCTTCTATCCTAAGATTGTCGGATACAATAAGTAAAAGGGCTGTAGCCCTTACGGTCTCCTCTTGTCTGAGCTCTCGCCATAGCTCATGTATATCTTGCGCCGTGGCAAAATTTGTCATATTGTTCACCGCCTTTTCTTCGTCGGCTTTTCCTCAATTGGTTTAATTGTTTCGGTAGGCTTGACCGCTTCTTCGACCCAGTCCCCACCAGAAACAATGCAGGGACTATCAATGATAGCCCCTGTTTTTGTATTCCTGTAAATCATATCACTACACCACTGCGTCGATGATTCTCGCAAAGCTTGTAGGTTCCAGAACTGCCCATCCAAGGTACAGCTCTGCTCTCAGATAAACCTGGTTGTAACCCTTCAGGTCGTTTCCGGAGTTGTCAGGATCACCATACTCGATGACTTCCATCGGTACTTCCTTTGCGTATCCCCATCTGAATGAGTTGGTGAAGTCTCCGACGATTGCACGGTCCTTCGCGATAACATCAGCATCGGAAACGGTCTTGTTGATATCGATCTTCAGGCCGTTGATTGCTCCTGGATTTCCACCCCAAGCGAGGTCGGGATATAATCTCACGCCATTGATCTTGAGGGCGGCCAGTGCAGCAGACGCGGCAGGAGAGAGGATCATGCCAGCGACATCGCCACCAGCGCCAAGAACAGCCGCGATTGCAGCTTCGATATTGTCGTCGATTGATGCTGCAACATATTCTACAGTCTGAAGTACAGCTGCGTCGAAGTGGTTGGTACCGATGACCGCGGAAGCCACGCCAGTTCTTGGGTTGATTCCGTGCATTGCCATGAGGTCAAGGCCTCTGGCTACTTTCTTTGCGAATCCATCGTTGAATGCTTTTAGGATGGCGATCTTATCTTCATCTGCAGCATATATGAATTCATCTGATACTCTTGCGCCATACTCGACCTTTATAGGTACGATGGTTCTTGGTGTAACGGTAACTCCGCCGTGGCTCTTTGCGCCGTTTTCAGCGACTACATCGATCTCGGAATCCATCGTGAAGGTAAATTCCTTCTGCCCGTTGAATGGGATTGGATCCTCTGAGACCATAACTGCAAGGGAAGATTTTCCCTTTACCTTGTTTACGAGGTCAGTTACGAGTTCAGGTGCGAATAGTGTTCCTTTTGATAATACTGGCATTTTTATTAGTCTCCTTTCAAATTAGAGAGTAGCGACTTGTACGGGTCATCTTTGCCTGCCGGCTCCGTTGATTTAAGTGGAGGGGCTGGCTGTCTTTTGTCGATTAGCTTTGACAGTGATTCTGCATCTTCTCGGAGTGTTTTCTCATTGTCGCCTGTAAGTCGGCCAGCTAGTTCATACGGGATACCCTTTTCATGGGCAATGCGCGCTTTCAGGCTCGCCATTTCGTAGGAAGTAACTTTACCGCTGAGCTCAGCGACGGTTTTGTCATAGTCTGCAGACTTTTTGGTTAAATCGTCATGGCTGGTTTTGAGTTCTCCGAGTTGCTTTTCATATGCTGTAGTTTTGCTCTTGAGTTCGTCAGCTTCTTTTTTAAATGATTCCTTTTCTCGTTTCAGACGATCTCCTATTGCCCTGTCAAAATCTTCTTGTGTTGTGATTGGTGTGAATTCCATAATGACTCCTTCCCCCGATTACCGCTCGGTATGCGTAATGTTTTATATAAAAACATACCTGAAATAGGCATGTTTTAATACCTTATTGATGAATTATCTAATAACTGGCTTATTTTCAATCGAGTATCCGATAATTCCAGTAAAACTGGCGTGTCTATTTGCTTGCGTTGATAGGCCAAAATAGTCAAATTCTGCCTTACCCTCCTCTATCTTGAGGTTGCTAACCTGGTTAAATCTAAATGTCTGTCCGCTTGCGTAAAATAAAATTAGATCCATTGTTATTCCTCCTAATACCTTATTTTTTGTATGATGATTGGTTTTGATTCTGAGCATGCCCAGTGTGCTAAGAGCACGCTGTCCATGAGCGCAATGTCGTAGTCTTCCAATTGGGACCGGTAGCCGAAGCCACCGTTGCTGCCTATGGTTCTCTTGTCGCAGTTTGTAACTACCTGCGATAATGACGGCTGCCCTCTATGGATGATGGTACCTTTGTATACTGATTTTTCAAAAGCTGAGTTGGCCATAATGATTTCTCTGACTGTGGGAAGCACCGGAGGCTTTAACCTGGCATCCTTCATTTCAGATGCTAAGAGTGCTTGTCCACCAGCTCCGTCAATTACTACACTTTGCACCTGGGCGCTGGTTAAAAATCTCAAAATCCAGTCATTGCCTTGTCTAATACTTTGACAGTCTATAGTCTCGATAAAAACTCGATCATCTTCAGTTTTTACTGCAATACTCATTGCAGCATTTGTCCCGTCATTGCCATACTTGATGCCTACAAAGAGTTTTCCGGCCAATTTAGGAAGCTTATCGATTCTAAGGCTGTCCCATTCTGTTTTGCTGATGGCTGATTTTTGATTATACTTCAGCCAAAGCCCTAAACGCTGGATGTTAAAGTCGATGATGTCAGTTCCGATTTCATCAGAAACGGATCTCTCTGTGAATTGAGTCCCCAGGGAGGGATTTGTTAAATACCATAGTTCAATATCCCAGGGGTCTGATTCATCTTCGACGGACCACTCTGCCCATCCGGTGTTTCGTGACTCCCCATAGAGTGCTGCCTTCCTCAATGCTGGGAAGATCGCACCACTGGATACGGGAGTGGGTGGAGTTCCACAAAATATCGTTTGTGGGTTCTTACTGTCTGTAACGACATATTTCAACGCGGATTCTTGATCTGATTCATATTCCTGCGCTTCGTCAATTACCAGGAGGTCGAATCCTTCTCCGAGTCCCCCAGTACCTGTTCTTGTTCTAAACTCTACTCTTCCACCAGTAGAAGACATATCAATTTTTTCCCGCCCTGTGGCTCTGAGAGCAGTGTATTCTATGCCTGCCTTATCAAGTATCCTTAGCAGACGTTCCCAAGCCGTGTGGCTTGTTGTGGTCCTATGTGCAGTGTGTAAAATCTGCTCACCTTTGTATAAACCATAAAGTTCTCTCATGGCCACGATTTCATTTTTACCATTTCGACGGGGGATGCTATAACCAAATTTAGTATGGACGAATAATCCCTTTGTATTTACAGCAAGGATATGTTTGAGAAGTGTAATCTGCCATTTATGAGCTTTACGCCCACTTTTTTGATAAATTTCAACAGCCTCTTTATAATGGCTTTTCCGATATGGGAGTATCAATGATTGTGTTGGGATCTGATTCCCTATACGTTTTTTCATCTAACCCCTCTTTTCTATCGCCACCTCTTACTGTGCACGTTTTGATTTCTCCCGTCTCCTGGAACATAATCTACAGAACAATAACAGTTATCATGACGTCGGTATACCTCATCAGGGACATTCGGATAAGCATAAGTTCCAGAAACTTCTCTGCACCAATCACACGCTCCACCAGAAGGGGTGCGCACGATAACAGGATTCAAGCCAGCTCTAAAATGCATATCCGCGTTTGCCTTAATTGTATTATCAATTATGGCTTGAGTGTAATTCACAACAGGCTGGTCGAGGATCCACGCTACTTTATCGTACTCGATTTCGTTTGAGACTCTATCGATAAGTCCCTTTATTCGGCTTTTATCAAGTGGTATCTTTATGGCTTTTATGCCGATGCCTCCTGCCTTATTTAGGTTTGTCTGGATTTGAGATGCAACTTTCGATACGAGATCATGATTGTACCCAAGTGTGGGGCTCAGTATCCGGTCAGCGATGTTATAATACATCCGTCCTTCTGGAAGCACAGCTGAAGAAAGATTGTTTCTAAAAGCATTTGCCAAAATCTGACCGACTTCCGCAGCATATTCATTGCCATCAACATAAGTGGCCGTGCCTGCATCTATAAGCTTTTTGATTCTGATTACGGTACTGTTCTTTGTCAGATTTTCCTGGAATTCTTTTTGTATGGCTTCCAAGAGCTCAGGCGCCACATCTACCATTATTCCGTCGCCCCCTTGATCCCAGTGATATCTCTCAACGTGTCTCCATTAAAGTACCCAGGGACTGCCTGGTTGATCTTTATTGCTCCATCTCCGACCATACCCAGAGTTGATGCATCCGGCTCGAATAGTGGTTCCCATTTAGGTGTAGTCTTGTAAAACTCTGACCTGGCATAAGGCTGGCCATCTCGCAAGCATACAGCCAGATAGCCTACGTTAAGGAATCCGGACCCGAAGTTTCGCTGTGCTTTTCGAGCGGCTACACGTAGGGTTTCATGGGATGCCTTGATGGCCTCCGCACTGGATGGATTGTCTGTGACGAATCCAAGATCATCCAGGGTTAAGCCGGTTTCACCAGCAAAGCCCGCAGCCGCTGTTCTTAACTGCTCAGTGAATGGAGACATTGACGGTGTGGAGAACTGTCCAACCTTGGGAGCCTCTCCGCCCTCATCCTTGGTGAACTGCAGCATGGAGGAGATTGTCGCTTTCCAGGTGTCCATGGGTTCGGCATCTTGGCTTAATCCCAGGACGTATTTCTGTGGGAAGCTGTAGAATTCTGCAGTGATATCCGCTCTCTCCAATGTGCGCTTGGCATATGCCTGGAAGTACATCCCAGCTCTGGTAATTCGGGACCTGCCGAACGGCCTCATGGCGTCTGGCCTGTGAATGATTGGCACTAGGAGAGGGAAGGGAGCACTGTTATCGAGGCTGCTAACCTTACCCTTCTCAACATAATCGGTTCTTCCTGGTACGAAGTATGCTTCAAGTGTTGGCTGATCGTTATCATTACGGCTCAGAACTGCATACCCTTCGGACAACAGACCTGTAATAGGATCGATAACACCAGTAGCATTAGCACCGTCAATGACCTGAAGTCTTGGAGTAGGTTCGTCCCCTGGCGAGATGTAGATGAAGCAGCATGAGGATATGAGTGCGGAGAGGATTGCGCTGTCGAATAAAGTGTCTGGATTGTTCATCTGGAAGATTTCATTGAACCCGAATTGATCATCAGAGAATTCGCGGAAGATAAGACGGTCCGCCATACTGTCTACGGCCTTTGCTGCCCACCCCAACGTTGCTCTATATTGAGCCCTAAGATCCGCAGGGATTGTCAATCCGAGATCCGCATCACGGTATTTCATGTCGTACTGCTTGTATCTTGACTGTACTCGGGCTCTTCGCTTATTAAGTTTCTTTCTTAGGTATTCTATGCCTTGTAGTTCTGCCATGGTTGCTCCTTTCGTGAGAAAATATGTATA